ATGTGGCTGAAAGGTATGAAAATGCATTAGAAACTGTAAATGGAATCGCTGAGAAAGTCAAGGGTATGAAGAGCTCAGAAAGTATTAGAATTCAATGTACCGCTATTTTTGGTGTTTTTAATACTATATTTGGTGCAGGTACTGATAAAAAAGTATTTGGGGACAGAGTTAATCTGTTGATTTGTATAAAAGCTTTTGAAGAATTAATCCTAATAGTAAATGCTAAAGAGGAAGAAGTTCAAAAACTATTTAATAAATATTCTCCAAATAGAGCAGACAGGCGTGTTAAAAAATAATGAATATCTTAATTGATTTATTACCCGAAGAAATTGAAATTGAGGGCATAGAATATAAAATAAATTCAGATTTTAGAAATTCTATGCTCTTTGAATTAATGATGGCTGATAATGATTTGGATGATAATGAAAAAATAATAAAGGCCTTAGAATTATATTATCCTGATATCCCAGAAAATATTAATTTAGCAATAGATCAATTGCTTTGGTTCTATAGATGTGGTAAAGATATGGTTAAATCAAGTGAAAATGGTAAGGGCAAGAGTACACAGATTTATGATTTTAACTTTGATGATGATTATATCTATAGTGCATTTTTAGACCAGTATAACATTGATTTACAGGACATTGAGAATCTACACTGGTGGAAATTCAAAGCTATGTTTAAATCACTAAGGGAAGATAATGAAATAGTAAAAATAATGGGTTATCGTTCTATGGACTTAAATAAAATTAAGGATAAAGAAGAAAAAGCACACTATAAGAAAATGAAAGATTTATATAAAATACAGAATCATATTGGTCAAGATGAAACTGAAAAACTTAAGCTTATTCAAGAAGCTCTACAAAAAGGTGAAGATTTATCTAAACTATTGTAAATTTATCCTATATATGCAATAATCAAATTATATTGTATAGGGGGTAATCACATGCAGTGTTCAAGGTGTAAAAGTGAAAATGTATCTGTTCAAGCGGTAACAAATACAAAGATTAAGACTAAGCATAGAGGTTGTTTAGGTTGGCTTATATGGATTATATTAGCATGTTGTACGTTAGGGCTTATTATTATAATCCCACTTATAACTAACTCAAAAACAAAAACAAAAACAAAAACACATAGTGAAGCGGTGTGCCAAAATTGTGGCCACAGATGGAAAATTTAAAACATATTTATAAAAAGTACCTATACTAGGTGCTTTTTTATTTTACTCAAAAAGGTAGGTGAGAAATATGAGTGATGGAACAATAATAATTGATACTAGTGTAAATAATAGTGGTGCTGAGAAAGGTATAAGTGGTCTTAGTGGTAAACTTGGTAGTATGGCTAGTGGTGCATTAGGGGTAGCTGCAAAAACAACAGCTGCAATGGTAACAGTAGCTACTGGAGCGGTTGCTGCATTAACGAAAGCATCAATTGAACAATATGCTCAATATGAGCAACTAACGGGTGGAGTTGAAACGCTATTTAAAAGCAGTAGCAATACAGTAATGGCTTATGCGGACAATGCATATAAGACAGCTGGAATGTCTGCAAATCAGTATATGAGTACCATTACAGGATTCTCTGCCTCACTATTACAAGGACTTGGTGGAGATACAAAAAAAGCAGCTGAAATAGGAAATATGGCTGTTACCGATATGTCAGATAATGCGAATAAGATGGGCACAGGTATGGAAAATATACAAACTGCATATCAGGGATTTGCAAAGCAAAATTATACTATGTTAGATAACTTAAAACTCGGTTATGGTGGTACAAAAACAGAAATGCAAAGACTCCTTGTTGATGCTTCAAAAATTAGTGGTATTAAATATGACATGAAAAAATTTAGTGATGTTATTGCAGCCATTCATGTGATACAGACCGAAACAGGTATAACTGGGACTACTGCAAAAGAAGCTTCGTCTACTATTGAGGGTAGTTTGAATATGACTAAATCCGCATGGGCTAATTTATTAACAGGTATGGCTGATGAAGAGTCTGATTTTGATGGATTGATAAATAATTTAGTTACTAGCGTGGGGGCTTTTGGAGAAAATATATTACCAAGAATAGAAGTTGCTGTTTTGGGTATTGGGCTTTTAATAGAAAGATTGCTACCTCCAATTATTGATAAAATACCAGGATTAATAACATCTATATTACCTGGTATGTTAAAAGCAGGGGTAGATATAGCATCTTCTCTTGGAAATGGTATTCTTCAATCTTTGCCAATAATTATAAGCATGGGTATAGAAGTAATTCAATCTCTTGCTACTGGATTACAAGCTAATGCACCAGCAATAGCAATGGCTGTAGTGGAGATCATGACAAGTTTGGTAACTGCTTTTTTAACTTTATTACCACAATTAATGGATATAGGGCTACAGCTTATAAGCAATCTAGCAATGGGAATAGGGTTTGCATTACCTACGTTAATACCACTTGCAATACAGTGCATAATGAGTTTGATAAATACAATTATCGCAAATTTACCAATGTTATTAAATGCTGGATTGCAAATTATAACAGGATTAGTAAATGGAATTTTGACAGCATTACCTCAGCTTATAGCCATGTTACCAACTTTAATAACTAGTATCGTGACATTTATAACTACAAGTATACCAATTATAATACAGACTGGGGTAACACTATTGCTAGCCCTTATAAATGGTTTAGTAACTGCATTACCACAGCTATTAGCTATGCTGCCACAGATAATAGATTGTATTACAACTGTTATATCTACTAACTTACCTGTAATAATACAAGCTGCTATAACAATTTTGCTTGCAATTATAAATGGTTTGGTTAAAGCATTACCACAATTGATAGCAATGCTACCCAGAATAATAGATAGCATATTAAAAGTAATAACTACTAATCTGCCAATAATATTACAGGCAGCAATAACAATCATGCTTGCTATTATAAAAGGTTTAGTGCAAGCACTACCACAATTAATAGCCATGTTACCAACTATAATTAATACCATAGTAAAAGTACTTACAAATAATTTACCTCTTATAATTAATGCAGCTGTTCAAATTATGATTGCATTAATAGGTGGGCTGATACAGGCAATTCCACAACTTATTGCTGCAATACCTAAAATAATAAGTGCCATTAAAAATGCATTTTCCAGTATTAATTGGGGAGAAATTGGTGTTAACATCTTATCTGGCATAGGGAAAGGAATTCTTGCTGGAATTGGAAGCGTAGTAAGTGCCGCAAAGAATGCCGCGTCTAAAATAAAAGATGGCATTGCAGGATTTTTTGGGATACATTCACCATCGACACTTATGCGAGACTTAGTAGGTAAGAATATAGTTAAAGGAATTGGAGTGGGTGTAGAATTAGAAACTCCAAATCTACAGAAAGATATAAATAATAATTTATCTAGTTTAACCAGTAAAATGAAAGGCACAGTGGATTATGAAACTGCTAGGACTACATCAAAGGTTGCTGCAATGCATGGCTACACATTCAATAAAGAAAGAGTTAATGCAGATGATATATCCAGTAAACAAACTACACAGACTATAATAGTTCCAGTAAATTTAGATGGAAAGACTATAGCAACTGTTACTGCACCATACAATGACAACATGAGTGGGAAAAGAATAAATTTAAGTGAAAGGGGATTGATCCTATAATGTATTATGGTTTTGAGATAAATGGAAAGCATAGCTTTAAAGATTTTGGATTACGGATTATAGACAGGGAATTCAATCCTCCTAATAAAGTGAAAATAAAACAAACTGTGCCATTCATGAATGGATCATACGACTTTTCTACTTTATATGGAGAACAGACATATGAGGAAAGAATAATAAAATATACTTTGAACCTTAAGTATAGAAACAAGTTTGAATATATAACTAAAAAAATTCAAATTACTGAATGGTTGATGTCTGGTATCCAAAAGGAATTGTATGATGATTTAATTCCTGGGTATTATTTTTTAGCTGAATGTGAAAATGGTCCTGTATTTAGTGAATACCATACAGGTTGTGAAATTGAAGTTGTATTTATAGCTTATCCTTTTAAAATGGGTATAAGCCAAGAAGGTACTTATCAATTGTGGGACACATTTTGTTTTGCGACTGATTATATGCAAGAAAGCGTATTTGATGTAGTTGGTACTAAAGATATACAACTGTATAATGTTGCAGCTACTAAGATAGTACCCACGATTATTTGTAGTTCAAATTTTAGTATTATTAAAGCTGGAATAACTTATAATTTCAGTACTGGAACAACTAAAAATTTGAAATTTAAACTGGAAAAGGGAATGAATATTATGATTTTAAATGGTACCGGAAATATTGAATTTGTATTTAGAAAGCAGGTGTTATAATGTATGAAGTAAGCATTTTTAATAATAATATTGAGACAGTTATTCAGTCGTTAAGCACAGATAAAGAAGCTCCACATATAGATAAATTGCCCTTAAAAGAAGGATTGTCCATGGTTGATAGTCTTTCTTTTGTTTTGTATGCAAATAATCCAGGCTATAATAGTTTATTTGAGTTAACGACAAAGGTTAAAGTAACAGATACAAGGGATAACACTACAAGGTTTACGGGTCGTGTTTTAGACGTAAATGAACACATGGATAGTAATGGACTATTTTATAAAGAAGTGTTGTGCGAGAGTGCATTAAGCTATTTAAATGATACTAAGCAACGCGCAAATGCGTTTGCAACAACAGATGCAACTATATTTCTAATGCAGATATTAGCAATTCATAATAGTAAAGTAGATGCTAGTAAACAGATCCAAGTAGGCAATGTGGATATAGTTGGTAGTGTGGCATATAGTTGTAATTTTAAAAGCACACTGGCAGAATTAATCGCAGTTAAAGACAAAATGGGTGGAGAGATACGAGTAAGAGAAGTAAATGACATCTTATACTTAGATTGGCTACAAAGTTTTAGTATTAATACAGTAGAAATAACCCTTGGTGAAAATATGAAAGATATGATTAAGGGTAAAGATGTTACCTCTTTAGGCACAAGAATTATACCACTGGGGGCCAACAATTTAACAATAGCCAGTGTAAATGGTGGTAAAGATTATATTGAGGACATAGCAGCTAGTAGCACTTATGGAGTAATAGAAAAAACAGTTGAGTATAAAGACATAATAGACGCAACAGAATTATATAACACTTGCATGGCTGATTTAAGCAATTATACCCAACCTTTGTTTTTACTAGAAAGCAATGCACTAGATTTAAGTTTTTTAACAGGTAATAAACCAGAACAATTTATGCTAGGTATCAATATTCATTTAAATAATCCGGTTATGGGTGTAGATAGTATTTACAAAGCAGTACAAATTGAATTGGATTTATTGCAGGCATATGATCCTAAACTCACTATAGCAAATTTCCCACTTAAATTGAGTAGTACTATAAATGATTTAAGAGCATCCTCTATGCAAAACAATGGTGTATATAATAATGTACAGGTAGGTGATGCGTTTGGAATTAGGGCAGTACGCAGTGATGGTAAGGTGGTAACTACATTAAACGCAACAGAGGGAATAAGCATAGAAAACGAAAATCAAAAAGTTTTATACGTTGATGTAAATGGAAATATAATTGCAAATAGCGGAACTTATAATGATATAACTGCCAATAATGTAACTGCTGTAAATGGCACATATACGAATATAAAAGCAGTAAATATGGTGGCAAATGAAATGAAAACAAGTGCCACACTAGATTATATAAAATTACATGCTTTATGGATGGATTTTTTTAGTAATGGAAGTCTTGAAATGCAAATGGGTATATTAGACTTTTTTGGAGCAGGCATACCTGCTATTTATGCTGCGCATGGATTAGCACTTGGCAGTGCAGGAAGTATAACCCTAGAAGGGTCTACAGTTAATCTGAAAGGTAATGTACAAGTAAACGGTGCAGCATTAACGAGTGGATTACAGATGCAAGGTAACTACTTATTTTTAACGAATGGATGTTATTTAGAATGTCTAGCAGGTAGATTAATTTTACATGCAAATTCAACGAATTACGTGAGTATAGGTGCTGGATTAATGCAAGTTACAGAAAATGGAGTAAGTAGGCCAATATAAGCAAAGACGAAAGGGGATAAATAATGGCAGATATAATAGATAAGATAGCAGCAATAAGAGCGGCTGATTATGGTATAGAAGTAAAAAAAAGTATTGCAGACGGAATAGAATCTATAAACATAGAGGTAGTAAATACTACAGAAAGGCAGACTGTATTAGAAACTGATATGTCTACTGCAAAAGCCGATGCAATCCAAGCTACTGCAGATGCTAATACAGCTACAACTAATGCCGATAATGCTACCGAAGTAGCAAATATAGCAATAACAGAAGCAAATACCGCTAGAGATAATGCAAATGAAAAAGCAACACTAGCAGATAGCAAAGCAACTTTGGCACAAACTGCAACAGATATTGCAAACACTACAGTTGAAAATATAAATAATAATACATTAATAATATATAAACCTTGGGTAGCTAATTTTGCTGCAATAGCTACTGCCTATCCAGCACCTGTTTTAGGCTGGACAACACAGACTATAGATACAAATACTCGTTATAGATACAACGGAACTGCATGGACTAATATTGGAGCTTTTAGTGGTGATAAAACTGGAGATATGAGCCAAATATCTGAAACAAATTTAGTCCAGGCGGTGCTTAATGATAGGTCACAATTGGCAGATATGACGAAGGACTTAAATGATTACAAACACCTAATTGTTAATGGTGATTGGAGTATTGCATTACAAACTGCAATAAATGAAAGTTTAGATAATGCGGTAATTAAAATTCCACATGGTGTGATTATTAAAAACCCCGTGTGTATTACGAATATAAATGCAATAAGGTTTATCGGTGACAGAGGGAAAGAAGAAGTAAACCCTAATATTACGGTAAGTGGTGCAGGTACGATTGATTTGTTATTTACACGTAATTGTACATTTGAGAATATTAGTTTTTTAGGAGATAGAAATAATCGCCCCGAAAGGATATTTTTATTAGGAAGGACTGCTTTTGGGGAGTTCCCGTACGGTCACCGGTTTATTAATTGTGGGTTTTATGGTCATTGTGAGAAATATGCGGTTGTAATTTCTGGTGGAGAAGTAAATAAATTTATATCTTGTGATTTTTCGATGGCTAGTAATAAGGGTATTTGTTGCATTACAGACAATACCGACAATGAATTTAGTTCAACATTTGCCACACTTACCAATACTATAATATCAACTACAATAAATAGTTTTGACCATTGTAGTTTTAGTTATTATGGTGCATTAGATAGTTGCGAAGCTTTAATAAAATTTGAGACAGAAAATTGTGGTTCGACTTTTAATGATTGTTATTTTTTAAGTAATGGTCTAGTAGCAGGCAAATATCCTGACGTATTTAAGTTTTTACTTAGTCAATCATCGACTGGAAGATGTGTCACTATTACTAATTGCGTCCATGAAAACATGAATTTCGGTGGATCATTTTTAAAATGTGTATCTAGGAATGCAAATGTATATGATTTTGTTTTTGTAATGGTTGGTAATAAATTTAAAGGACATTCTGTTGCATCGGGTTATGCATTTGATTTTCAAAATGTAACATTATTGAATTCATTAATGAAATCTAATAGTTTTATGTGTTCGGGTGTTGAAGTCGGAAGGTTAAAATTTGGTAATTTTATATCTTGTGATATTGATTTACCTAATGCAACGGATAGTAGTTCTCTATTTGGTGATATTTTAATGAGTAAAATAGTATCGAGAGCGTTGATAACATCCTTACAAATTAAAACACCATTGCAAATACGAGGTAGCATAATCAAAAATCAATGGGAAATATATATTGACCCTTATTGTAATGATATTTTCAAAGTTGGTAGAATTGAATTTACCAAAGCACCTGATGGACAAACATTAATTAAGACAAATAGCCGAATTATTAATGTAATGCCAACGTCGGCTTTAGGTGGAGTAAATACGAATGATGGAGATATAGCAATAAGCACGGGAGTAGGTACAGTTCAAATTAAAGTAAATGGTATTATAAAATTTTTACAACCAATTGTAGCATGTACAACTGCAACGAGACCAACCGTATCAATAGTTGGGTTTCATGTTTTTGATACTACTTTAAATAAAGGTATAGATTGGAATGGTAGCGTGTGGAAAGATGGTTCCGGCGTAACTGTTTAGTTACACAATTGGAAAATAGTGCGTACGTACAAATACTTATTTGTACGTACGCATATGTAAAAAGGTTACAAAGTAATCACTCTGTTATATAATAATTTTGGGGTGATTATTTTGGACAAAAAGAAAAGAGCAGATCATTTAAATATTAGTATCAAACCAGAAATTGTTGAAGAATTTAGAAAGTATGCAGAAAAAAAGGGAGTATTAATATCTCCTTGGGTAGCTGCAAAGATGCGCGAGTTTATTGAAGATGAGAAAGCTCTGGAAGAAATGAAAAAGAATAGGTAAAAAAGTAAGGCATCCATAAGGGTGTCTTTTACTTTTAAAAAGAAAGGGTGTGTTCTTGGTATCATGCAAATAAAAGAAATTAAAGAGATGTTAAGAATTATACATGGATTATTTAAATACCTAACATCAGAAGAAGTTGATGAAATTGTAAACCTGTTACATGATATAACAACAAGAAAAACACATAAGTCGCAATAGTAAATACTTATATTTATATGTGCTTATAAACCCTTACAAATAGCCATTCGTACATATAAATGGATATTATTTACAATAGGAAAACAGGACGACACAACTACAAAATAAAATAACACAAATTAAGAGGGCCTCCAAGGGTCCTTTTTTAATACAAAAATACTAGGAGGTATGATATGGATAAAGGAACTTCAATTAAAACAGTAATAGCAGTAATGGGGACATGTTTAACGTGGCTGTTCGGTGTGTGGGATACGGCTATAATAGTTTTACTCTTATTCATGGTGCTTGATTATATGACAGGATTAATAAAGGCATATGTAAATAAAGAGATCTCTTCTGATGTGGGCCTTAAGGGCATAGCTAGGAAGAGTTTAATACTTATAGTAATAATTGTAGCGGTTTTGTTAGACAGACTCTTAAATGCGGGCACATGGTTATTTAGGACATTGATATGTTACTTTTACATTGCAAATGAGGGCATTAGTTTACTAGAAAATTGTGCTCAGTTAGGGTTACCCATACCAGAAAAATTAAGAGATGCACTAGTACAGTTACAGGCTGGTAATAAAAAAGGCGCTAAAGAGGAGGAGAATAAAGTTGAATAAAGTTTGGATTGATGATGGACATGGCGGAAGTGATCCAGGAGCTGTTGCTCTTGGGCTAGTAGAAAAGTCAATTAACTTGGTAATGTCTTTATCCTGTAAAGCAGAACTAGAAAGACATAATGTATTGGTGGGAATGACAAGACTAGGTGATGCTACAGTATCACTTACACAAAGAGCAACGCTAGCCAATAATTGGGGAGCTCATTATTTTATATCTATCCATAACAATGCTGGTGGAGGTGATAGGGGAGAGGTTATTCATTCTGTTAATAATGGTAAAGGATTAGAACTAGCTAATAAAATAGCTATAAAAATAAAAACAGAAACGCAGCAAGATTTTGTGAAAGTATACTCAAGACCTTCAACTAGCAGCCCTAATAAAGATTACTATTCGGTAATTGCTAATACCAAGATGCCAGCAGTTATAGTGGAGGGTGCATTCTTAGATAATCACTTAGATAATAACGCTATAGACACTGTAGAAGAGCAAAAGGGTTTTGGGGTTGCAATTGCTCATGGCATATTAAATCAGCTTGATGTGGCTATAAAATCAACTATAAAGCCTATAGTTATAGTTCCTATAGAAGAAAAACCTTTTGTTGTCCCAGCAAATAATTTAATTCCACCAACTGGCCCAAATATTACATTGTTAAACGGTGGCGGATGGATTGAACATGCAGCGGATGGCAGAGTTATAACACATCAATCAAGATCAGTATATTTTGCGATAACCGCGGATGGTCATTTAGATTTTACTGTTAATGGAGTTTGCACAAGATTAAAATAAATTTTGGAGGTATTAATATGGATTTAAAAACAAGAATGAAAAACAAATATTTTTGGGTGGCTGCAGTAGCATTAGTTGTTGCTGTAGTTAAACAAGTCAATCCAACAATTATCCCAGAAAACTATGAAGTTACTGTAAATGTGGTTTTAACATCCCTAGTTGCCATGGGAATACTTTTAGATCCAACAAGTCCTGGCATAGAAGATAAAGAATGATTTAAAAGACCTGAGGTTAGTTTAAATACTAATTCTCAGGTCTTTTTTTATTTTTTGTATTATGAGTTGAGAGGCTTATAAGTATTTTTAGTTACATTAAATTCAACCTGCATATCAATTCTTATGTTTTCAGGAAAGGATCTTGTATACACAAAACATATTTTTTCACCACTCACTATTTTAATATAATGTACGGAACTATCGTGGTCCGAATAATCTACTACAGTACCAACCATTTATAACATCTCCTTTTAAATCACCCTTGGAGTATGCTATAATTAAATAGACGATACTTTTTAGGTGTTATTTTGCTTTGAAGTCTACAAACTCTGGTAGGGGCGTAGACTTCTTTTTATTTTTTTAAACTTTTTCTGATTTCTTCAATCGCATTATTATTAAAAAGATAATTTCTCTTTCCAGCACTTCGCATATCCTCAGATTTAATATTCCCATTTTCAAGTAGCATTTTTGCTACGCGAATTAAATATGAGGGGTTAATATCTAACATTTCTGATACTTCTTTTGTTATAAACACGTTGTTAACATTATTCATTTTAATCATCCTTTCATGTGTATATAGATTATTGGTCGCATGTCGTATATGTGACTTAACTTTATTGTACATTGTCGCAAGTCGTATGTCAATACAATTTGTAAAAAATAATTTAACCAATTGAGTTATAGAATCTGAGGTTAGAGGATCTAGCTTCAGGATTTTTTTATTTTTGTTACAAATATAAAGGAATTTAAAACACTTTGGAGAATATTTACATAATATGAATTGAGGTGGTTATATGGTTAAAAATAAACTACTACAAATAAGACTAGGTTTAGGTTATAAATTCCAAAAGGATTTTGCAGAATTTTTAGAGATAAACCATAAAGATTATAACAGGATTGAAAATAACAATAAACAAGTATATCTTGAAACTGCAATCAATATAGGCCAAAAATTAAATATGAAAATTGAAGATATATGGTACTTAGAAAAATAAGTATCATATTTTTTTATGATTAAATCTACTACTTAATAGATTATTTATAGTGGACAAGCAACATTTCATGAATTGGTACATAGAATGTTATTAGGTAGTAAGGTAAAGAACAATAAACAGGAGGTACAAAATGCCGAAAGTAGAGGTAAGTTTTAAGCAAACATCAAAAGACATGAAGCTATTTGCAAAAGTAATTAGTGAGGAGGAGAAGTCCGTTTTTGTTAAAAATGCTCTTGAATTTTATATTGAGTATCTAGAAAATAATAAAAAAAGGCAATAAAAAGAGCCTAACCTGTGTGGTCAGACTTATTCTATCTCGCGAACCCTTACGTCTTGCTACGCTTCAACGCCTCAAGTTAGCTTATGCATCCATTATTTGAAATGTGCTACTTTTAACACTATATTAATTGTTTATTAACAGAATATTAATAATTATAGGAAAGCTTGAATTAAATCAACTGCAACAATTAAACCCGCGCCAAATGCAAATAACAACATGAAATCACATCCTTTATACTATTTTGATTATATTATGACCCAATATATAAATAATTATTCAGGGGGAAGATATGGAAATATTAATTATTAAAAATAATAAAACTATAGTTAATCATGAATTTAAAACATTAAGTAAAAAACATGCTGAGGATATGGAGTTAATTGCAACCAAAATTAATAGCAATACTGGGACCAAAAGAGCGGCTATATTTGTGCTAGGTAGTTTACTGTGTTTTAACAATATTGTTGTAGCGGCAGCAAGTAAGGATCCTTTAAAGGCATTACCTATAGTTGGTGCTAAGATTTTAGATATAGTGCAAATGTTCGGATGGTTTATATGCGCAATAGGTGGTGTAATAACAATTTTAAAAGCTCTTATGGCGGGAGATACAAAAAGTATTCCCAAAATAATGATGGGATTTGGTATGGGATTTGCTTCACTTTATTTATTTCCAGCATTATTAAATATGATTAAAGATATATTTCAATAGAGGAGGTATCTATATGTTCCTAAATAGAATGTTAGCAGCCGCACCAACAGAAATAGAAAAAATGTTATTAGAACAACAGGAAACTCTAAGGAAATTAGCAGAGATTAAAGTTAATGTAGAAAAACTTAAAAGTGGTAGCATTGGGCAAATGTATGATGCCCCTAATACTCTAAAAACTCCAATTTTTGATATGGGTAGTATTTCATGGGTTGCAAAAGCTGAGAGTTTTTTTAATGCTACAGATAAGGCTATAAACTGGTTAACGCATCCAGTACTAATAATTAATAGCGTAGCAGGAATTAGTTTTTATATAGCAGTAGCGGTTGGACTTACTGGCCTTATATTTTATATTGTTGGAATTAAGAAGGGCATGAAATATACTGTAGGAAGTGTGATTGGTTACTCTTTAATTCAAATAGTAAACTATGGGGTGAGCTTATTGTGATAAGCATGAAATTGTCTAAGTATATTGAAATAGTTTATCCTGTGTACGTGACACTTAAAATAGTTCCAGATACTAGCATAAGGAACTACAATTCTAGCACAATTGCAAAGGCCATGAATTACACATATAGGACTATAGCTCAAAGGATTCACAAGGAGGAAAAAAAGTTAAAATGGAAAGTTGATGCCCCAGCCAAAATTAGTTTCTTTATAGATATTAAAAAAAATGATGTTAGTTTTTATTTTATAGTTCCTGAGCGCCATCTAACCTTAATAAAAGAAAAAATTACTAACACATGGCCAAAGGCTGCTATCACAATTGCAAATGAAATTAGCCCCTTTTCTAAAGATGCAATTATGTATCAATTAAAATATTCTAAAGAAGATGCTATGAGCCTCAATTTGGATAAGAAGTGTAATGAGCCCTTGAATGGTATTCTAAATGTATTAGATGTGCTAGAGGAAGATGACAGGGTGGGAATTTTCTATAATTTTGTACCTGTACAACAAAAGGGGTGGAGGCAAGAGCACCAAAGGACCATGGATAAAATTAAAAAGAACGAATTTATAGATAAGGAAAAGTTTAATGCCTGGTTTATTATTAAAAGTGGAATGATGCTATTAATTAATTTAGTTCAAGACTTTATGGATACTCTTGGTGATTTTCTAGGAGCTGAACGCAAAAGTACAACTCTGTCATTGGCAGAGGTAGCTATGAGTAGTTTAATTCTAGAGAACACTAAGAAACCAACTAGCGCCACCATGAGCAAAAAGGATTCTACAGTAATAAACACACAAATATTAGTCATATCTGAGAGTGAAGATAAGCAAAGACAAAATAATACTGCTATAGGAGTATGTGAAAGCTTCAGCACGATTAATGAAGATAATAAACTAATATATAAAAAAGTAAAAGCAAAAAATATATTTTATGTAAATGATTTAAAAATTGCTGGGGCAGAAGAAAATAAGTGTAGTATTGAAGAATGTCAAAACTTCCTGGAGCTTCCGGGAAAGGAATTATTAATTCAACATAAAATAATAAAAAAAATTGATGCACTAGAAACCAAAGTTCCAGAAGAATTACAAAGTGGAATTATAAGAGCAGGAATAAACATGTATAAGGGTATACCATCAAGAGTTTATCAAACAGAGGATGAAGAACTCAGGAATACTATAATGTGCGTTTGTGGACCGAATAGGAGTGGTAAAACCACACTTATAGCTAATATAGTCAAAGATGTAATGGAAGATGGCAGAAGTGTAATTCTACCTGACTTCTGTGGCAAGTGTGAATTGTCAGATGCACTTGCTCAAGTAATTCCAGCAAACAAAATTATTAATGTAAATTGTAATGACCTACTGAATGTACAAGGATTTGGATTTAATGAAATAGTACCACATGATGAAAGTATGGAAGCATTATATATTTGTGCTAAGAAAAAGGCTGCTAAATTAAAAGAGCTTATTAATTTAATCAACTCAGGTGAAAGTGATCTTGAAGGAAGAATGGAAAGATATTTAGAGTTTGCAGCGCTTATAGTATTTGTGAGTAATGGTCCTGTAAATGATGTATTTAAAATGCTAAAGGATCATGTTCTAAGACATAAATACATTAATAGCATTCCAGAAGAGCTTGAATCAAATATGGAAGAATATGTGGAAGAATTATTGGAGATAGATGAGATAGGGAAAGCCAAAGAAAATTTAGGGGAGGTAATAGGTACAAAAATGGGGAGCATCTCTGCAATACTAAGTAGGATCCATAGACTTAAAGAAAATGCCTATATAGAAAAAATGTTAAAAAAAGATTGTAAGGACAATATAAATTTAATTGATGCAATGCAAGGTGGTAAATTGATTTGCATAAGGATGAGCACAGATATGTTTGGCACAAATGCGGAGAAAGATATATTCGTATGTTATTGGATGGTTAAAATGTGGGCAGCTCTCCAGAAGAGATTTAATGATGTAGAGAGGGAGGACTTAACTCAGGCAGTAATACTTATAGATGAGTTATATCAGGTTAAAAATTGTGAAATATATCTAACTAGTATATTAAGCCAAATAGCCAGGCATAGAATTAAAATAATTTTAAGTTGTCACCATCTAGCCCAAATTCCAGTAATTCAGAATGAAATGAAATCCGCGCTCTGTAGTTATACATTTATAGCTGGAAGCAATAAGAAAAATTTTAATGCTATGAAAGAAGAATTTACTGATAAAGGTTACGAACTAGAAGACTTGCTACATTTAAAAAGACACAATGCATTAAATTTGTTAGCTTATGAGGGAGGATACTGGGCAGGGATAACGCAACTTCCTTCACCAATTAAGAGGATGTAGCATAAGTGCTATATCCTCTTTTTATAATACCTTATAAACAGTATATTCATTTTAAGCCTATACTAAAATGCATAGGTAATATCATAAGGGCAATATAGTTAGACAAGTCTTACAAGCCAAATTTGAGGGTCAGTTTCACAATGAAACTTAAAATTAATCTACTTATTTTTATATACAATTAGTTTTCTCGGAGTTGTATCCAGGGCCAATGCAATGTCACATAGCAATGTTAATCTTATGTCATATTTACCATTTTCAATTTCAGATAAAAAATTTCTACTTATTCCAACTTTTTTTGCTAATTCTGTTTGCGTTAGTTTTTTAGCCAGCCTTATTTCTTTGATTTTAAGTCTATATTGGTCCATATCGTAATTATACAATGCACTCGTATAACTTGTATACAGGTAAGTTATGACAGGTGTTGTTACCTTATGTGTCTTGTTTTAACGTTACGTTGAAATTATAATTATTCCATGGGGTGGTAATATGTTAATACATAGAGTTAGATTTGGTAGTTCTATGGATAAGAAGCTAGATGAGGGTTTGCGGAAGTTAGCAAAAGAATCAAGAATAACAATATCAAAACTGCTGGATGAAGCCATAGAAGACCTTTTAATAAAACACTCTGCTGATAAGTAGGGTGTTTTGTACTTTTATGGGATAATTTAGTGCAAAATTGTCGAAACTGTCGGTGCGCTCGACACTATTTAGACTTATAATAAATATGCGATAAATAATTAACAAGAAACTATTGCAAATCTTGAATAAAAACACGAACACTTGTTCTTTACTTATCGTGGATAAAAGAGTATTATAAATAATTACAGGAGATAAAAAACTGGGGGCGCATTGATAATGAATAAAATAAAATTCTATAAATTAAGATATAAAAATAAAAGAATATTTTTAGGATATTGCAATTATAAAAATTTTAAATGGTCTTGTATAAAAATAAATGGGTGTCTTTTTCTAGTTATAAATAGTAATTATAGCCAACAAAACAAGAGCAAGATACTCCATCAGATTTTACGCGGAGAAATAAGCAACTAACACACAACTAACAAAACAGGCTCTAAGGCTTGTGAAATGGTGGTTGCAAATTCTCAAAGAGATAAAAATAACCAAGTTGAAAACCCCACAAACGCTGATGTTTGTGGGGTTTCTTCTTTATAAAAACGTATGAAAATGTATCAAAATTTACTCACAACTAACATATAACTAACATATAACTAACAAACTATTATATTTAAAAAGCTATTAGATTAAATCAATAGCTTTTTTTAATTGCTCTATATCTTTATGTGTATAAACATTAGCAGTAGTTTCATAACTAGCATGACCTATTATCTTTTGTAGAGCAATTGTATCAGCTCCAGCATTACTCATTAGAGTTGCAAATGTATGTCTGCAATCATGTGGTTTATGTTTAAAGTTCAATTGCTCCATAATTGGTGTGAATTTCTCTTTGTAATAATTTTCATATTTGAACTGCTTTCCATTTTCTCTAGCAATTAAATACTCGTTACCCTCAGATACTCTAGCAGATATCATATCAAAAATTTTACTACTTATTGGTATAATCCTATCTTTACCAGCATCTGTCTTAATTCCACCAGTTATGGTCCTGTTCTCCAAATCTACATCTCCTGGCTTAAGTATAATTAATTCTCCTATTCTAAGGCCTGTATAAATCATAATTAAAATAGTATCTACGTATTTAATACTATCTTTAACTTCAATTAATCTTTTTATTTCCTTATCAGAAAATGCCTTTCTTGTGCTGTCCTCGGTATTTTTACCTATTTCTACGTAGTTTGAATAGTCCTTATTTATAATATCATTTTCCATTGCAAATTTAAAAAGCTGATTATAAAGAACTTTAATTTTTCTTAAGTTACCATGTTTTTTACCACATGTCCTTATAACGTCTTGCATATGCTTAGTTCTTATATCGACAAACTTCATATCATGTAGAGCAGCGCAAGTTATATACGCAGCCTTATAACCATTAACTGCGCTTTGAGTTACACTTTCAAACTTACCTACATTCCAATTATTATATACATCACTAAAAGTTACAGTTGATACTTCTATACTATAGGGATCCTTATTAAAATCAGCCAAGGCTTGCATTGCTAATTCCCTTTTTTCATAATATCCTATAGTCTGATATAACTGTTTTGCATTATCATCCCATCCTATAGTCTTACGAGCCATGAAAGGCTTTCTTCTTTTGCCACTTAACTTATAAACTGATCCATAGCCATTTGGGTTTCTCATTGTTACTCCTTTATTTATCTATAGTTATTTTTTATATTTATAACCAACCATTTTCATTTGTTCTAATAAAGCATTCCCGAATTCCATAACATCTCTGTCTGACATTTCATTTATATTAAAACCCTCAGCTGCAAACATTTGGTGCTTACTTATGTAAGCCCTAGCTTCCTCTGGACAAGTAAATTGCTCAGGAACTACATCTAGATTGGATTCTATTTTTTTTGCATTACTTACTTTATCAGGAGCATATATTGCTTCCATCTCTTTAACTAAAGAATCCTGTATTTCTTTAAAAAATTCATCAACTGAAACATCAAGAGCATCTGCAAGCTTATTTAGAATTTTAGTAGACGGATTAGTTTTTTCATTTCGCTCAATAGCAGAAATATAACTTGCGTTCATTTTGGCTTTTCTTGCCAACTCATTTACACCAAGTCCTTTCTGTTCTCTTAGATCTTTTATTTTATCACCTAGCATTTTGTAACCTCCGTAAATGTATTCTATTAGAATATATTATACCCTACTAGAATATATTATATTCCTATAGAATGTGAAGTCAATAGGAAATAGAAGAAATACGGAGGTATATTCTGATAGAACATGATAATTTGTTCTAACCATGTGCCATCAGAATTTTAAACTTTGTGTATTCTGATAGCACATGATATTATATTCTCATGGAACACGAAAGTGAGGTGAACGACATGAATAAGATTAAATTTTACAGAAACAACTTAAATTTATCAATATATAAAGTGGCTGAATTAGCAGGATTAACTCCAAGCTATATCTCTAACTTAGAAAATGATAATAGGACAAACCCATCGAGGGAAGCAATGCAGAAAATATCTAATGCATTAAAAGAAAGTGTACAAGCAATATTCTTCCCAGATGATAGAGAGGAAGGATCAGAGTGAATCAAAGCAGCGGTAAACATCTATCAGTAGTCAGAGCAGCAGACATCATGGGTAAATCTCAACAATTTGTGAGAATTGGGTTACAAAGAAACTTATTACCATTCGGAACAGCAGTAAAGATGAGCACGATGTGGACTTACTACATATCACCTAAACAGTTTTGTGAGTATGTAGGTATAGACGAAAAAACCTTATAGGCTGAGAAGCCTAATTAAAAATTTCATTTTAACGTATCAAGGCAAACACTTCTTAAGATATATTATGCAATTCATTTCTAAAATATACCAATAAAGCGCAATGCTTTTATAGAGATAAAATAAAATTGGGAGGCTGATTATCATGAAAGAGGAACTGATCCAAGAGTTTAAAAACGGAAACAAAAGAGCCGGAGACGATTTTTACAATGCAAACAGAGGTCTGGTGCATACAGTAGCTAAAAAATACCAACGCATGAGTATGGACCAACAAGAGGTTATGGCAATAGTTAATCAAGCATTTGCACATGCAATCAAAAATGTGGATTTAGAAAAAGCTATGTTTTCAACATACTTCGGAGCAGTAGCACATGGAATGATAATGAGACATATCAGAGATTATGAAAGCACTATCAGGACGCAAAGAAAAGATGTGGCAGCAGGGAAAATAGTGTACTGCGAAAGTTTTAATCTAGTAATAGCAGGGGCATCTGAAGATATTACATTAGGCAGCAAACTTAGTTCGGAGCAAGATTTTACAAAAGTTTTTGTGGATGAGGCCCTAAGCAAAATCAATAAAAAAGACAGACAAGCTTTCAAACTTAAATTATTTTGTGATCTTTCACAGTGTGAGATAGCTGAAAAGCTTGGGACTAGTCAGGTAGAAGTTAGCAGGCGACTAGCAAGAGCCAAAACCTCATTAAAAATATTTTTGAGAGAGGTGAGTTAAAATGGCAGGTGGAAAAACTAGATGCAGCCAATGTGTACATGCTAGTAAAAAAGCAACTGAAAAGCCTTGTGACAAATGTGGTGAAGTTCAATTCTGTAGAAACAAGGTTGCTAATCAATTCCTAGATGCCAGTAAAAATTTAATTAGTGGCGATTTGAAATGATAATCAAGATTAAATGCAAAGAGTGTAGAGCAATATGGCGAATAAAAAAAGATACATTAAAAGAAGCCAGGAAAACTAAAAAGGATTATAAAGGTTGCCTCTGCAGAACATGTGATTTTAAGGCACTAGCGAATAAAACCGCAAAAGAAATTGTGAGAGGAGCTAAACATTATGACACCTATAGGTAAATTAGTAATGACTGTTTATAGCCTTGTAGTTGTAGGTGGATTTATTATAAAGGACTTGAAAAGAGGTGATAAAGGATGGAAAGGGGTGCTACTTATACCAACACTAATATTATTAATGAACATGTAGAAAATGTTATCAAGTTGTATTTTTCAGGGTTCTCAGTAAGAGAGGCATTAAAAGAAGTTATGACTACAGAAGTATTACGAAAGAAATTAAACAAGCTTATAATAGAAAAAAATTATGATCTTACTGACCTAGAAGTAATTAGGTTATCCCAGAGATTAGATAAGCACATAGTAAAAGAACAAAGAAAAAAGGCTGCTCTGTAAAGCAACCTAGTATAAATAGTTGTTAAATCCATTATATCACAGAAAGTGAGGTTGTACAGATGGAGAAGAAATATAAGTATGTATTAGAAGGAGTATTGGCAAATCTGAGGTCGATAGATGGCCCCAATGAAGCTGATGAATATATCAATGACTCTATAAGAATTATTTCCAAAGTCTTAAAGGATGGTGAATTAAATGAAAACTTATAAAACATGGGAAGCTATTAAAATGCTAACTGTAAATTTGGAGCTTAGATTTAAGGATAATGAAAATAGAATTTTATCTAATCGCCATAGCGCGCTAGAATGCATGTACCACAATAGAAAAATTGTTATTGACTTAGATGAATCATGGACATTAATACAGCAGTCAGTAACTTTTATGGAAGCAACAAAAGCTTTTATCAGTGGTCAAAATGTAAGAGTAGAATATGCATCTAGTACAGATGGAGAATTAGAAACTGTATTGTTTAGCCAAGCAGATGCATCTAAACCTGGAATAATGAAATATAACCAAAACTTAACTTTTTATGTAATTGAAAATGGAAATTGGTTTATAGAGGAGGTAATTGAGTAAATGCAAGAATTAGCCTTAGTATCAAAAACCACAGCTGCAGTAGTTTCATTTAACTACGCTGAGATAGATGCTCACCTGGATGAAGTACTAAAGAAATATGGTGGTCTGTTATTCACAGAAGAAACTGTGGCAGAGTGTAAGAAAACCATAGCAGAACTTAAGAAAGGTAAAAAATCGTTAAATGATTTTAAGATAAAAACTAAAAAATTATTAACTGAGGACATTACAAAATTTGAGGACCAGTGCAAAAAACTTAGTGATAAATTCGATACAGTCATAGACCCAATTGGTGTTCAGGCGGATGCATTCGAGGTTACTAGGAAAGAAGATAAGAAACTAGCTATCCAAACAATAATAGACACTTTAACTGATGAGAGGTTCCTGGAGTATAAGTATTACAGTCAGTTGGTAATTACAGAGCAAATGTTGAATAAAGGCCCCAAGATAAAAGATATTACTGCAGATTTAACCAAGCAAGCTGATATATTACTATCTCTGCAAAATGTAGAGGAAGCCAACATTGAACTTATTAAAAGTAAAGTTGAACTTGCTAATGCACAATATGGAGTTACCTTACTAAATAATCTGTATCTTTCATTATTAAGTAATGGTGAAGATGTTACTAACCTAATCAAAATGATTAATGAAAATGCTGAACAGACCAAGATTGCAGCTGAAGAAGCTGAAACTGAGAAATTAGCAATTGAAGCAAGAAGAGTTGAAAGAGCAGACAGGCTTGCAGTTGAAAAGGCTGATTATGATGCTAGGATGGCTGAAGAAGATAGAATTAAAAAAGAAAGAAAAATTGAGCTAGACGAAGCCTTAAAGCAAGAATTTAAAAGAGTTTTAGATATGCAACAAGTGGAGGAATCAAAAGTTATTACACCTAGTCCGCGCCCAATAGAAACTATAGCAGACCCTGGAGTAATGGCCACAGAAACTTATACAGTTACTGGAACAGAGGCACAACTAGATGCTCTAGAAAATTACTTAAATGTTAATGGCTTTGTTTGGATCTAAGGAGGTGTAAATAGATGCAAGAAAAGATAGCACTGGTTAAATTTAATAACAACTCAGCGACAGAGTACATGGAATACTCCTATAACACAGATATAGAGGACCTAAAGAAAGATGATGTACTTGTAGTACCAACTAACACTTCATACTCAATAGCTCATTTCTCTAGGTATTCAGATAATAAGCAGCATGTAAAGAATGCTACTAAGTGGATTATTCAGAAAGTAGATATCGAGGGCTTTGAAAATAGAATGTTTTTAGGAGGTTTTGATTAAATGGGTAAGTTAAAGAAAATAGCTTATCAAATAGAAAATGGTGAGACTGTATATTTGCACGAGAGAATTATCAAAGGCATAACTAAGAGTGCATATATCACAAAGCAGTGGGTAGAAGAGCATCCCAGAAGATTAATGGTTGAGTATAAAAGTAAAAAGTTTAAATCACATGGTTCAATGGAAATTATTGATCTAGGTCCAGACTAAGGAGGAAATATAAATGCTTAAAGGTTTAAAGAAAGCAAAAGAAATTATTGAGAATGAAATAATATTTGCAAAAACAGTTAATCCTCAGATGGCAATGGGTATGTCTCAGGTATTAATGCTTATAGAAAGAAAAATAAAAACTGAAAGCGAGGAAATATAATTTATGAAAATAACAGCAGAATTTAATTCAACAGAGGAACTAATAAGCTTCATTGGTGCATTTGATACTAAGAGCTCCATCCCAAGTCAAGGTGTTACTAATATAACCAATGCAACTCCAACTGCAGCAGAGACTAAGAAAGCAGCTAAGAATGAGGTTGTTAAAAAGGAGGACAAACCTGTAGAGCCAGTTAAAACAGAAACTCTAAAGGAAGAAATTAAAGAAATTGTTCCAACTAAAGATGCTGAAATTATTAAAGAAGAAACTAAGGCCACTGAGGGAGAAGTTGAAATTACTAAAGAGATGGTAAGAGAAAGACTTGGAGTGATAATGAAGTCAGGCAAGCAGGCAGAAGTTAAAGCACTTGTAGCTAAACATGGTGCTAGTAAATTACCTGATCTAAAAGAAGAGGAATACGCAGCAGTATATCAGGAAGCGGAGAAATTACTATAATGGCACAGCATGCAATATTAAGCGCAAGTGGAGCCAAGAAGTGGTTAAATTGCCCGCCTAGTGCTAGATTGGAACAACAATTTAGTAATAAAACTTCTACAGCTGCAGAAGAGGGAACCTTGGCGCATGAGCTTGGGGAGTTAACATTACAGAAAGAATTAAAATTTATAAGTACTAGAAAATTCAATTCTGAATTTAAGAAGATAGAAACACATGAGCTTTTTACTTCAGACATGCCTGACTATGTAGATATTTATGTTTCTACTTGTATGGAAAAAGTAGCAGAAGCTAGGGCAAAAACCTCAGATGCGATTATTAGTCTAGAACAGAGACTTAATTACAGTAGATGGGTACCGGAAGGCTTTGGTACCGGAGACATGGTCATTATTGCAGATGGAACAATTGAAATTATTGACCTTAAGTATGGTAAAGGTGCTCCAGTAAGTGCGATAGATAATATACAAATGAGACTTTATGCTCTAGGAGCAATAGCAGAGTTTGAATTTCTATATGATATGCAAAATGTAAAAATGACTATTATCCAACCTAGATTAGATAGCATTAGCACAGATGAAATAAAAGCAGAGGATTTATTAAAATGGGCAGAAGATGTGTTAAAGCCCACCGCAGCACTTGCATTTAAAGGTGAAGGAGATTTCTGTGCAGGAGAGCATTGTAGCTCTGGCTTTTGCAGAGCTAAAGCAGTATGTAGAGCTAGAGAAGAGAAGAACATGGAACTGGCGGTATATGAGTTTAGCGATGGTCCAACATTAAATATTGATGAAATAGCAGATATCATTGGTAAATGCGATGAACTGGCCAAATGGGCCAAGGATATTCAAGAGTATGCATTAGAGCAAGCTGTAGCAGGTATTGGTTACCCTGGATGGAAGCTAGTTGAGGGTAGAAGTAATAGAAGATACACAGATGTTGATGCTATATCAGACATTCTGATGGATGAATTCACGCAAGATAAAGTATATAAACCCGCTGAAATACTTGGAATATCCGCCATGGAAAAATCAATAGGTAAGAAGAAATTTAATGAGTTAATTGGTGATTATATAGAAAAGCCTCAAGGGAAACCAGTGCTAGTTGTTGAGACAGATAAAAGAGAAGTCTTCAATAAAGTAACAACAGATTTTGGAGTGGTTGCTGATGGCTAAAAAGATATATGACACAGAAAAAGTACTTTATCTTTATGAAAAGTATGGAACACTTACCGCAGTACACATGAGACTAGGATATGCTCCTCCAACAATTAAAAAGATATTGTTGGAAAATGGAGTAGAACTTAAAAAGCACATTCCTGTAAGATGGGATATTAAAAATAAAATAGGCTAACGACTAAGTGCCTTTAAGTCGACTACCTGAGGATTGAGGATGATAGGTGTACTAGTGGGTGGACGCACTCGTGTAGGGTAGTCAAATTATATTCAAGGAGAAATATAGATGCTAGAAATTTGGAAAGATGTAAAAGGTTATGAAGGCCTTTACCAGATTAGTAATACTGGCAAAGTAAAAAGTATTGAAAGAGTAGATAGCACAAATGTTAAACGTAAAGAACGAGTATTAAAACAATGTCTAAGTGGTAGGGGTTATCCTATGGTCGGTATATATAAAAATGGTAAAAGAACGCCAGTTAATATTCATAGATTAGTAGCTGAATATTTTGTATCAAATTTTTATAATAAATCTCAAGTTAACCATATTGATGGCATAAAGGAGAATAATATTTATACTAATTTGGAATGGTGCTCAGCAAGTGAAAATATAATACACGCTCATAAAAATGGATTAACTAACCCAGTAAAAGGTGAACAAGTCGGATCCTCAAAATTAACAAGAGCAGAGGCCCAGTCAGTAAAAGATCTAAAAGGTAAACTGAGCCAAAGGAAGATAGGCTTAATGTTTAATATATGTCAACAAGAAGTGAGTAAAATTCACACCAATAAATGTTGGTAAAATAATTTTAAAATAAAAGGAGATTAATAATTATGGCAATAGTAAAAGCAGCAAGAACAGGTTCAAAGGTAACTACAGGTCGTGTGCGTCTATCATATACTCACCTATTTGAAGCAGCAGCAATTGATGGAAATGAGCCAAAATTCAGTGTTAGTGTAATAATTTCTAAGAATGATAAAGATACTCTTAAAGCAATCAAAGAGGCAGTAGATGAAGTTAAAGAGACAGGTAAAGCTAAATGGGGCGGAAAAGTACCTGCTGTACTAAAAACTCCTCTTCGTGATGGAGATACAGAAAGACCAGATGATCCAGCTTATGAAAATTGTTATTTCTTAAATGCTAGTAGCAAAAATAAGCCAGGTGTAGTTGACCAGAATGTTCACCCAGTATTAGATGCTTCAGAAGTATATAGCGGTTGCTACGGAAGATTAACAATTAACTTCTATGCTTTCTCAGCTTCAGGTAACAAAGGTATTGCAGCAGGACTTGGAAATGTTCAAAAGCTAGAAGATGGAGAATCACTTGGTGGTGCATTTACTAGGGCAGAGGATGATTTTGGCTCTGTAGAATCTACTGATGAAAGTTTCTTAGGTTAGGACTTATGGATGATGTATGTTTGGGATTCTCCGAATTTAATGGAGAATCCACAGAGTATGATTGTGAATATGGATTTAGTGGAGAAGTAGATTGTGGAAGTTGTATATTCAATCATAACATACCACTAGAATGTAGAACGCAAGACCCAAGAGTAGATCCTTATGCTGAAGAAGAGTAGAAATAGGGAGTGAATTAAATGATAGAGGCTTGGAGAGATATACCAGGGTATGAGGGTTATTACCAAGCCTCTACCTTTGGTAATATAAAAAGTTTAGATAGAACAATTACACAGGTGAGCAGATGGGGTAAGTTAGTTTCAAGAAACTACCCGGGAAAAATATTCACTTTTAAACCTCATGCAAAGGACAGTGACTACTATTCTGTAAGATTTAATAACAAAAAGTTGTCAGTTCATACTTTAATTCTTTTAACATTTAAGGGTCCCATGCCTGTTAATTGTGATGTTGTTAGACACAAAGATGGTGATCCATTCAATAATAACTTATCTAATTTATTATATGGGACATTTTCAGAAAATGTACTTGATATATACAGGCAGGATAAACCTAAAGGGATATTAAAAATTAATGAAGTTATTGAAATTAGAAAATTGTTTAATACTGGTATATCCCACAAAAATATTGGTTGGCTTTATGGGGTATCAAGAAGAACAATAAGCAGTATACACAATAACACTTCATACTCTTGGTTAAACAAGGAAGGTGAAATAAATGGATAATTACTTATTCTTAGATTTAGAAACTTATTCAGATTTTGATATAAAAAATTGTGGATCCTACAAATACGTAGAGTCTCCAAAATTCGAGATATTACTATTTGCTTATGCATTTAATAGTGAAGAAGTAAAAATTATAGATTTAACTAAAGAAAAAATACCGGAAAAATTATACTCTGCTCTCACTGATCCGGAGGTAATCAAAGTGGCCCATAATGCTAATTTTGAGAGAAGTGCTTTAAAAAGTTACTATGGAATACCAATGCCACCGGAGCAATGGAGATGTTCAATGGTCAAAGCTCTTACCTTGGGTTTACCTGCAAGTTTAGGCATGATTGGTAAGGCAATGCATTTTGAAGAAAGTAATCAAAAAATGAAAGAGGGTAAAGCATTAATACAGTTCTTCTGTAAACCTTGCAAACCTACAAAGGCCAATGAAAGTAGAAGTAGAAATTTACCAGAGCATGATTCTGATAAGTGGGAAACATTTAAAAAATATTGTATTCAGGACGTTGCAGCTGAAATAGAAATTTGGAACAAGCTAATTATATATAAAACCACTGACACAGAGCAGAGATTATGGGAATTGGACCAACACATTAATGATAGAGGTGTAGGTGTAGATTTGACTTTTGTTAACCAAGCAATACTTGGAAGTAGTATATACGCTGAAAAATTGTTGTTAGAGGCTAGAGAAATTACAGGCTTAGATAATCCAAACAGTGCAACACAGTTAAAGAAATGGATAGGTGAAAGACTAGGTCATGAAGTAACAAGCCTTACAAAAGAGAGTGTACCGGTGCTGTTAGAAGAGGCTGAGGATAACAATGTAGTTAGAATTTTAGAACTAAGACAACTTATGGCTAAAACCTCAGTTAAAAAATATGGTGCTATGCTGCATGCTTATTGCAATGACACAAGAACTCATGGGCTGTTACAGTTTTATGGTGCCAATAGGACCGGTAGATGGGCGGGTCGTTTGATACAGGTGCAGAACTTACCTCAGAACCATCTGCCTGACTTAGATGATGCTAGGAACTTAGTAAGAACTGGTCGATTTGATGAAATAGAATTTCTATATGATAGCATTCCAGATACTCTCTCACAACTCATAAGAACTGCTTTTATACCTAGAGAGGGTAATAGATTCATGGTAGCCGACTTTTCAGCTATTGAGGCAAGAGTAATTGCTTGGATAGCAGGTGAGAAATGGAGACTTGATGTTTTCAATACTCATGGAAAAATATACGAAGCTTCTGCATCTCAGATGTTTAAGGTACCAATAGAATCTATATACAAAGGTAGTGATCTAAGAGCTAGAGGAAAAGTAGCAGAACTTGCGTTAGGATATGGTGGTAGTGTTGGAGCTCTAATCGCAATGGATAAAAACAAGAGTATTCCTGAAGAGGATATGCCAGAGCTTGTTAAGAGTTGGAGAAATGCAAATGTTAATATTACAAAGTTTTGGTGGGACTGTGATAAGGCTGCTAAAAAAGCTATTACTGAAAAAACAACAGTGTGTATGCAATTTGGTCTTAAATTCATATATGCTCCTGGAGTTTTGTTTATACAACTACCATCAGGTAGAAAGCTAGCTTATGTAAGACCTGCTATAGAAGACGGTAAGTTTGGTAAACCGGTAGTAACTTATGAGGGCATGGAGCAAACCACAAAACAGTGGGTAACACTTGAAACTTATGGACCTAAGATTGTAGAGAATATAGTCCAAGCAGTAGCAAGAGATTGTCTAGGTGAAGCAATGTTTAAAGTAGAAGCTGCAGGCTATCCGATAGTAATGCATGTACATGATGAAATAATAATGGATGTACCAAAAGGTTTTGGCACCATGAAAGAAGTTAATGATATCTTTGGAGAAACTTTAGACTGGGCCCCTGGACTTCCACTTGGTGCTGATGGATATGAAACAGAATACTACAAAAAGGATTAGGAGGCGAGTTAGATGATTGTATTAAAAATTATAGCCACACTGTTCGGATTAGTTGCTGTGATAGTTGTAATTAGCTTATGTTCCATTAGTGGTAAATGTAGTGAAATAGAGAGGCAAAACGGATGGGGCGAATAATGAAGTATTTGTTTAGTGCTGTAGCAGGTGTGGTGCTTGGGTATTGTTTAGGCAAATCTGTAGTTTTGCTAATAGAAATATTCTAGCTACATCCTCTGATTAAATGGCGAAGGATTGGAGGTTGGAAAAATGACATTAAAAGAAGCACTGGAAAATAAAATCATCATAAAAGATGAACATGATAATTGTAAATATAATGGGAAATGCAAAGAATGTAAATATAGCGAATGTTATTCATATCCTGCACAATCTAATATGTGCATGAATAACAAATCAAAATGGTTTGGAATGTATCATGTTGACTATAGTTTTAAAAGGTTTGTAGACGGTTGTAATTGCTTTGAACATTAATAGTTACTACACAATACAAATAATATGTCGGCTAATGTATAAAATGCGTAGGAGGTAAAGAAGTGAGAGTATATGAAAACTGGTCTGAAAGTCAATTAAGGAATGCAATATGGATGTTATCAAACGGAATGAGCATACCAGGTGGTTATACAGATGCGGAGATGTTAAAGCAAGAATTAAGGGGTAGAGGATTATCGGATGAAGGTTATCACAATACTTAATTAGGTCGTCATTCAAATATATGTTGAAACAATAGGAGGGAGCGAGGTCATGTTAAAATGCGCAGAATGTATGAAGTGTAAAAATGGGTTAGCAAGATGTCAACTTTGTAAAAGATATGCTCGGTTAGAGAATACTCTCATAATTAAAAACAAAATAAGTGGTAAAGAATTAAGAGTGTGCAAAGAATGTGGTAAGAGATTTAATTGGATATAAATTAAGATGGAGGTAGTAGATGATTAATTTAGAGGAACTGTTAATGATGCAAAGGGACTTAGATATTGAAATTCTAAAAAAATATAATAGTAGAAGCTGTATGAGTAGATTTCCAAAAGAACAAGCTGATTTCCTTACTGAAAGAATGTTGGCCATGATAGTGGAAGTTAGCGAACTCGCAAATGCCTCAAGGTGTTTTAAATACTGGTCAATGAAGCCAGCAGAGCCAAAAGAAAGACTACTTGATGAATATGCTGACTGTTTGCATTTTCTTCTTAGTCTAGGTAATACACTTGATTTTACACCTCAAGAAATACAAGATGCATATTTTAAAAAATATAGTGAAAACTTAGTTCGCCAGATGGAGGGGTATTAGTATGGTAAAAAGAATATGCCCAAAATGTCTTGCAAGATGGTATTCTTCTTCAACAACTAATGGTGTATGGGTTTGTGAAGTTTGTAAGTCAGAGATTCCAAAGTCTCAAGAAGTTGTGAACTGGGGGCAGAGTGAAGATGGGGAGTAAAAAGTTAGGAGGGGTAGAAAACTGAATGAGATTAAATTAATTAAAATATCTTCAAAAAAAAGTGAAATGATGGATTTTAATGGAGTTGTTAAACAATATAAAAACTTCTTATATAAAGAATCATGGAAATGGCAAATGAACTATGATTTTGAAGAATTATATCAAATGGCAATGATAGGTTGCTGGAAAGCATTCATGCATTATACCGGAGAAGTATTATTTTTAACTTATGCAGCAAGATGTATTCAAAATGAAATACTCATGTACGTTAGAAAATGCCAAGGGTGTAAAAGTGAAGATAAACAAGTTAAATTTATAGTTAATTTAGAAGCGGTTATAGGAACTAATAAGGATGGCCAAGAAAGCTTACTTCAAGATACAATTGGGGCTACGGATGATGATATAGAAGAGTATGGAGAAAGAGAAATTAAAAGGAAATTACTTAAAAAATTAAGCAAAAGGCAATGGGAAGAAATAGAATGTGTTCTTTTTAAAAGTACAAGCCAAAAAGAATTGAGTGAAAAATATGGAGTTTCACAAAGCTATATAAGCAGAAGGGCACAAGCTACATTGGACCGTTTAAAAATCAATTACTTAAAGGAAATGTCGTTATGAAAAATGTTTATTCCACTCCAGAACTCAAGCAATATGTTTTAGAAAATTATGACGGAAGTTCTGAAATGATTACGCAAATTCAAGAAAAATTCAACGTGCCGAGAGGGGTTATAACTTCTATGGCGAGAAGATTAAAGTTATCCAAGAATAAAAATTTTTGGTCTGAATCCGACCTAGAATATTTAAAAGAAAATTGGGGTATTAAAACCGTACCAATAATGAGTAAATTCTTAAAACGCACACCGTATGCAGTAAGGCGTATGGCAATAAAACTAGAGTTGGGTACCAGGAAATTGAATTACACGCTAGATGAGGTTGGAAGGTTGTTTGATATAGATGCAAAGGCAGTGAAAAGATGGGGTGGAAAAGGGTTAGTAATAACGAAAGCTAAAACAGACGCGAAAATTTATTCTATAAAAGTAGAAGATTTAATAGAATTTTTAAAAGATTATAAAGGTTACTGGGATAGCAGAAAAATGCAATACTCACTGTGGATAACGGAACCGGAATGGTTTAAACAAAGGAAAAGAGAGGATAAATTAAAACCTAATAAACATTATCAAAAATGGGATGATAATCAAGATAGAAAATTAGTGGAATTGTACAATAAAGGCATGGAATATAAAGAAATTGGCGAAATAATCGGAAGAAGTGAAGTTACAACTAAGCAAAGAATGAGGGACATTAATTTTGGGAGAAAATAATTCGCACTACAAATAAATCATGTATGGGAGGGGTAGAAGTGGAAAGTGAAAAAATATTGGAAACCGAGAATATGGCACTTAAAATGTATAAAAAGGATTTATTAAAAATAAGAGCCTCAGTATTAAAGAAAAGAGAAAAAGAGATTATAAAACTTGAATCTAAAATAAAAGACATTGAGGAGTTAAATGAAGATGAACTCCAAGAGCTCTATGGTTATGCAGCTATTAGTAAAAGAGAATATGAGAGTAGATTAAAAAATCTTAGGGAATATGAGGAGAACAAAGATACCTTTAGAGATAATCCAACTACTCTCAAATCATATCTGAAATTATTAGATCAGGACATATGGGATATAGGGACAAACATTCAACTAAATAGGGAATAATTATAAGGGTAATAATATTTGCATAGAGGGGAGGTGATAACTTGAATAAGAGAAAATGTAAAGAATTAAAAAGAAAAAGAGAAATTAAGAAAAAGAATAATATGCGTACTAATAATAGAACTAAACAAAAATTTATAAAAGAGTCGGCAGCTTTGCAATATGATGTGTAATCTTAAGACAGAAAACATATACAGGAGGGCGGTGATAAATTGGAATATGTGACAGAAGATAAGAAAATTAAAAAAATCAAGTATGATGGGTCAATATCATTAGCCACTGGGGCGAGTAAGAAAGAAATTCACTGGAAAAATAAGAACATGCTCTATTCTGCGCTAGTTGAAAAATTAAGTAATACAACTAGAACTCCTGAAACCCACGCGGAATACGGAAAGATGCCAAAGACTGATAGAGACAATATAAAAGATGTTGGAGGCTTTGTTGGTGGGTCACTTAAGAATGGTCGTAGAAAAGCAGAGAATGTAGCTAATAGAACCTTATTAACCTTGGATTTAGATTATGTTAACGGTGATGTATGGAGCAGTATAGAAATGTTATGGGAGTTTGCTGTGGCTATGTATTCAACTCATACACATGCACCGGATAATCAAAGACTAAGATTAGTTATCCCACTGAGCAGACCAGTTCTTCCAGATGAATATCAAGCTATTAGTAGAATGATAGCAGATGATTTAGGAATTGACCAGTTTGATGATACAACCTATGAACCCTCAAGATTAATGTACTGGCCATCAACTAGTGCTGATGGAGATTATATATTTAAAGTTCAAGACTTACCTTGGCTTAATCCGGATGATGTACTAGCTAGATATACTTTTGGGTGGCAGGATGTAAGTTACTGGCCTGAGAGTTCAAGAGCCAGGGCGAAGATTACAAGTGATATTAAAAGACAAGAGGATCCGCTTGAAAAGAAAGGTGTTATAGGGGCATTTTGTAGGACCTTTAGTATAAGTGAAGCAATAGCAGAGTTCTTAGATGATGTTTACGCTTCAGGAGCTGATGATACAAGATATACATTTGTAGATGGAAGTACTACGGGTGGAGTGGTAGTCTATGAAGATAAATTCAGTTTCTCTCACCATGGGACGGACCCAACAAGCGGAATATTGTGTAATGCTTTTGACCTTGTAAGAATTAATAAGTTTGGACACCTGGATGATGATATTAAAGAAGATACTCCAGCTAATAGAGTACCATCATTCACTAGAATGACAGAGTTTTCAAGTAGCAATGCAAAAGTAATACAGACTTTAGGTATGGAGCGTATGGAGAAGGCCCAAGAGGACTTTGATACTGTTATAGATACAGATGAGAAAGAAGTTAGCACAGATTGGCTTAAAGAAATAAAATACACTGATACTGGAAAGTTAAAAAGCACTATAAGTAATTTTCTGTTAGTAATAGAGAATGAACCAATGCTTAAGGGTAAGATAGCCTATAATGAATTTTCTAATAGAGCTGTAGTAGTTGGTAAGCTTCCTTGGAGAAGTGATGGTAATAAAAGTGACTGGGCTGATATAGATGATAGTGGACTCAGAGAATTTATAGAAAAATATTATGCAATAAGTTCAACTGCAAAATGCGCAGATGCATTAGCACTATCTTTTGAAAAACATTCATACCATCCAATTAAGGATTATTTAAATAGTCTCACCTGGGATGGTGTGAAAAGACTTGATACTCTATTTATAGATTATTTAGGAGCAGAGGATAAACTATATGTGCGAACAGTAACGCGAAAAATTATAGTTGCTGCAGTAGCAAGAGTATTTGTTCCCGGCATTAAATTTGATAACATGCCAGTTTTAAGTGGTCCTCAGGGAATAGGTAAAAGTACACTAATTAAAAAGTTAGGTAGGGATTGGTACTCGGATTCCTTAACTACTGTACAAGGTAAAGAGGCATATGAACAATTACAAGGTGTATGGATGATAGAGATGGGAGAAATGATGGCTACAAAGAAAGCAGATATTGAAGCTACAAAGCATTTTCTATCTAAGACAGAGGATATATACAGAGTTGCATATGGGAGAAGGACAAGCAGATTCCCAAGGCAATGCATATTTATAGGTACAACTAATGATAGTGAGTTTTTAAGAGACAAGACCGGTAACAGAAGATTTTGGCCAATTGATGTTGGTGTAGCTGCACATACTAAAAATGTATGGGAAGATTTAAATAAAAATGAAGTTGACCAAATATGGGCCGAGGCACTGGAGTTATGGAAGAATAAAGAGCCACTACATCTGAATAAAGATGAAGAGAAAGAAGCAGCTAAGGAGCAAGACTCACATAGCGAAGAGAGTGCAAAAGCTGGATTAATAGAAGAATATTTGAATAAACCTCTCCCGGATGGTTGGTATGATTTAGGTATTGTTGAAAAAAGAAATTATATACAAGGCTCAGATTTTGGAGACTTACCTGAAGGAAATATAAAGAGAGATAGGACTTGTGTAATGGAGATTTGGTGTGAGCTTTTTAATGGAGATCCTAAGCAACTTTCATACATGAGTGCAAGAGAAATAAATGATGTTTTAGGTGGACTTAGTGACTGGGAAAAGAGTAAAAGTCCATTAGGTTTTGGAAAAATATATGGTAGGCAAAGAGCTTATTTACTTAAGAATTAGTGGATACAGGCTGCTTTATATAAAATATGTGTAGGATACAGTGGATACAAGAAAAAACAACCTGTATCTATACCCTGTATCCATTGAAAAGCTATATATATTAAGGGTTAGGAGGTTGTAGGATACAGGAGATACAGGTATTACTTATATAGTAGTATTTATATATTTAGGCATATACACGCGACCACCTATATGCCTAAACGCACGAATACGTGTGCGTAAGGAAAACCTGTATCCCTGTATCTCCTGTATCCACTATAAAAAAAAGGAAGATGATGAAAATAGAAGAAGCTGTTGTTGAAAAAAGACTTAAAAAAGAGATTGAGAAAATAGGTGGTAAAGCATTAAAGTTTGTTAGCCCAGGAATGTCAGGAGTGCCAGATAGGATTGTATTTTTACCCGGAGGAAAGATCATATTTATAGAACTTAAAGCACCAGGAAAAAAACCAAAACCAATGCAAAATTATAGAGCAAAAGAATTAAGAAATTTAGGGTGTGATGTCAGATGCATAGATACAGTTGAAAAAGTAATGGAACTTATAGAAGAGGTGAGATGAATGAAATTTATACCACACGAATATCAGCAATATGCAATGACCCATATTATAGAGCATGAAGCTTCAGGACTTTTTCTTGATATGGGACTTGGAAAAACTGTAACAACCTTAACTGCAATAAGTGATTTATTGTTTCTGGGAGATGTAGAGAAAGTATTAGTTATTGCACCACTTCGAGTAGCAGAAGATACATGGAGTACTGAGATAGATAAATGGGATCATCTGAGTCATTTAAAAATATCTAAAGTTTTAGGTAAACCAAAAGATAGAATAAGAGCTATGAATAGACCAGCAGACATATATGTTACAAATAGGGAAAATGTAGAATGGTTAGTTAAAGAATACTTTGATAAGTGGACATTTGATATGTGTGTTATAGATGAATTAAGTTCTTTTAAATCTCCCAAGGCAATTAGGTTTAGGTCCTTAAAGAAAGTAAGACCTTATTTTAAAAGAATAGTAGGACTTACAGGAACACCTGCACCAAACTCTTTAATAGATTTATGGCCACAGTTATATTTACTTGATGGTGGTGTAAGACTAGGTAAAACTATAACAGGATTTAAGCAGCAGTATTTCAGCCCAGGGCGCCAAAATGGTTATATAGTTTATGACTGGAAACTAAAAGATGGTTCAGAGGATGCAATTCATAATAAGATAGGTGATATATGTATTTCTATGATGTCAAAGGATTATTTAGATATACCTGAGAGAATTGACAATATAATTAGTGTCAATTTACCTGACAAAATAAAGAGTGTCTATAAACAATTAGAAAAGGATTTAGTAATAGAGCTTGAGGATAATGATATAACAGCAGCTAATGCAGCAGTGCTTACAAACAAGTTATTACAGATGAGTAATGGTGCTATATATTCAGAAACTAAGGAAGTAGTAGAAATACATGAGGAAAAATTAAAGGTATTACTGGACCTTATAGAAGCAGCCAATGGTAAACCAGTATTAATATTTTATAGTTTTAGACACGATTATGAGAGAATAGTAAATTATCTAAAAGCTAAGAAATTAAAGGCAATAGGGTTAAAGGATTCAGAAGATATTAAAAAATGGAATGATGGAGAAATACCAATACTTTTAGTTCATCCAGCTTCAGCCGGACATGGCCTTAACCTGCAATATGGTGGAAATATAATAATATGGTTTGGACTTACTTGGAGCTTAGAGCTATATCAACAAGCAAATGCAAGACTCCACAGACAAGGACAAAAGGAAGTTGTAGTTATTAATCATATAGTTTGTAAAAATACAGTAGATGAAGATGTTATGAGAGCATTAGGGAATAAGGAAATAAATCAGAATACATTACTTGAAGCTGTAAAAGCCAGAATAAAAAAATTATGAAGTAGGTGATTAGTTGACTAAGGAGGAGTTATCAAAGTTACAAAGAATTACAGATGAGATTGAACAGATTAAACGAGAATTAGAAAGTATTGAGCCAGAGTATGCAATTGATTCTGTAACTGGGTCAAGTGTAAATTTTCCTTACACACAACATAATATCAAGATAGAGGGATATGATATTAAAAGTTATGAGCATAAGGTTAAGAGGATAAAGAATAGATTAAATCGCAAAAGGGTTGAGTTAGTAGAAGAAAAGGACAGGTTAACAAAGTATATCTACGGTTTAGATGATAGTGATTTAAGACAAATACTTATATATAGATATATAAATGGCCAAACATGGCAAGAGGTTGGAGCGAGTATGGGCTATGCAACTATTACGGTCAGGGTAAAGCATAATAAATTTTTAAAAAGTGTATCACCTTATATCACATTGAATGATGTATACTAGTATTATTAAGAATTATAGAGAGAAAAGAACACCGGTGGACAACTGGTGTTCTTTTTATTACAGTGTTGACTATATAGGAGGTGATTAGATGTTAGATCAAAGACAAATTGATGCAATAGAGAGACAGGCTACAGGTGGCAATATAACTGATATGGCAAAGGCAGCAGGTGTTACAAGGAATACTATTTACAAATGGATAGAACTTGAGGAATTTAAGGCTGAGGTAGCCAGATGTCAACAGGAGTATATATCTTCCACAATACAGATAATAACCTCCTATGCGCCTAAGAATGCTGCGAAGTTGATTAAGCTGGCGGATAGTACTACCAACAAGAAGATTGAGTTAGATGCAAGGCTTGCGCTATTGAATAAGACTATGCCTAATACAAATAAGATAAGCATAGATGATGGCAGAGACAGTAAGGACAAGGTCGATGTTGATGTATTGGATGCAGAGATGGATGAGCTAGATACTAACTAGAATATTAAAACCATTCCATATAATTTATATTATGTTGAATGGTTTTAGTTGTGTATGTTCATAATTAATTCATAGTTAGTTAACATATAATACACACAAAACAAGCAAACAATAGCAGTTAACCAAAGCAATGGGTTTAGAGCATACAATAATGTCGCGAAAGTTTTATTTCACGACATTATTGTATTTAGTGTGTAATTATTAGGACAGGGGGTACCTTCTATTTTAGGTATTCTGAATATCCCCGTTGGCCGACTCTACAATTTCTCCAATATTTTTTTTAGGTTGAGAACAGAACTAGTCAAGCCTCTTAATAATGCTCAAATGGACTAGACATCTTATTATAAACAAGGCGGTGTGGTATATGAAAATTAAATTATATACACAGTGGAAAGATGGCGAGGTTGTTTGTACTTGCCCTGTTATAAATAAATGTAACAAAGAACATGGGTGTGAGCTATTAGATTTCACGCTTGATCCTTATGCTAATATGCGTGAATGTATGGGCCATGATAGTTATACAAGGGTTAAGAGTAGGTTGCAGCAAAGAAGGTGATTTAGTTGGAATATATAGAAGTTGACGAACACAAAGTTAATAGGCAATTATTATATAAATATTTAAAGCAGCTATACCCTCAGGGTACCCAAGCAAGAGATCTAATGAAGCAGCATAAGGACCACCTATTTGATTTTCATGGATTAGCTTGGTCTGTTGGTAAACGTTCCTTAGAATTTTTTTGCTTATATTTTTTACAAGATGTATTCCTGGTTAAAGAAGATAATGCTGCAGCTCCAATTGCAGAAGTACACAGAGAGCTCTGGGAAGATATACAAGAATCCATAATTGGTGAGGGTCCTGAACAAATAGGAAGAATACTTCCTAGAGGAACAGGTAAGTCTGCTTTTGGTACTTATGCAACTACTATTTGGAGTCATTGCTACGAATTTAAAAAATACACTTTGATTTGTTCTGACATAGGATCTACTGCTGAGAAATTCATTAAAGATATAAAAAATACATTTCTGAATAATGAATACATTGAAAAGGCTTTTGGTAAGCTCCTGGATGATAAAGATAAAAGATATATTTGTAATTCTACACAGCTAGAGTTCACAAATATATCTTTTTTAGAGGCCATTTCTTCAAGCTCTCCAATGCGTGGAAGAAAATATGATAATTGCAGGCCCGATCTTATTATCCTTGATGATTATCAATCAGAGGATGATGTTAGAACCGAAGATGCAAGGGCGAAAAAATGGAAGCGCTTCAGCGATGATGTTATGTATGCATCTCAGAAAGCCTTATATCGTAATGGAAAAAAAGTTAAAAAGGGTACCACCTTTATTGCAGTTGGAACACTGCAGCATAAAGAATGTTTTTATAGCAGCCTTATTAAACAGCCTACTTGGAAATTTAAAAATAAAAAAGGTGTTTTAATAGATGATCTCATAGATGAAGATGGTAAATTAATTAATGGTCTTGATAATTATTTTGAAACTGGTCTATGGCTTGAATTTAAGAACATCTTCTTTAACTTTAAAAACGAAAATCATTTAGAAGATGCAAAGGAATTTTATTGGTGGTATCAATCAGAGATGCAGTTTCCTATGCTATGGGATGAATTTTGGGATTGTTTAGATATGGCCATGAGTTATTATGCAAATCCTAGTAGTTTTAAGCAAGAGGTTCAGGGTGATGTTAATAGCATCGGAGAGAAATGGTTTAAAACAGTAGCATCATTCCCACGAGCCGAAATCGAAATGCATAGATTTATTAAAACAATGTTAATCGTGGATCCCGGGGCAACAGCCAATGTTAAATCCGATTATTCGGCTTTTTTAGTTGGGTCTGAGAGTGATAACGGATTAAAATATGCTCGTAAGGCAGAACTTGCAAAAATAAATGCACGTACTGACTTTGATAATTATATTAAGCATATGGCTGATTTACTAAAGGAGTATCCAGATATAACACATGTTTCTATTGAGAAAAACACATTTAATGGTGCGGATGCTAATCAACTTGAAAAAATGATTAATAAAGATCCTGCATTGATGTCCAGAGGTATTAAAATAATTAATGAAGCTCAGAAAAAAAATAAGGACGATAAAATAAGCACAATTATTCCTTATATGAATAAGGGCCAAATTATATTTGCTGAAGAGGACGAAGAATTTATAAAACAAATAATGGAGTTTTCAGGTCAGAAGTTTTCAATCCATGATGATGCTCCTGATGTAACCGCAGAATTTAACTTGAAAATTGACATGATAAAAGTAACAAGCGTTGTCACAATATTAGATAGGCGGTCATTAGGCCTATAAGGAGGTGGATAAAATGAATTTGAGTGAATTAATAAAAAAATTATTTAAAAAACAAACGGGACTAAATTTATATAATCCTGAACATTTAGCATTAGTTAAAAAGATATATGGCAATTATAATGCAAACCGACATATCTATGAAAAAATGTATAGATATTATAAAGGTGATACAGATGCTATGAGAAAATATAAATTTATAACCGAGAGATCTAATATTAAGATAAATACAAACTATGTTAAAAAGTTTATTAAAGAAGAGATAAGTTATACAGTAGGCAATGATATAACATACGAGTCTAGGAGTGACAATGATAATATAGTAAAAGATATTGAATACTATACTTCTCACTGGGATGAATTGCATGATACAGACCTAATGAAGTACTTACTTGTATTCACCAAAGTATATGAGTTATATTATTTAGATGAGAATGACAGCACTGATTTTTGCAGTAAAATTATAAAACCTACTGATGGCTATGCTTATACAGATAACTCAGGTAAGGTTTTATTTTTTATTCATGCATTTAAAAATGATTTTGATACAGTAAACCAATATATTGATGTTTACACAGACAATTATATCTATCATTTTGATAGCAAATTCAGTGAAATCGCAGCTCCTACTGTAAACATATTCGGAGAAGTTCCTGTGAGTGTTGGAAAATTAACGCTGGAAGAATATCACGATAGTTTATATAACGATATCAAAGGTCTTCAGGATGCCTTTGAAACTAATTTTTCTGATATTGGAAATGAAATAAGTGATTTTAGAAGTGCCTATTTGGTATTTACCGGTTGTGAAATTCGAGAAGAAAATATTCCAGCTATGAAAGAACTTGGTGTACTTCAAGCCAAAGATAAAGACAGTACAATCCAATGGCTTATTAAAAATATCAATGATACCTTTATTCAAAATACGCTTGATAGATATGTGGACACAATGTATCAAATAAGTTGCCATATCAATCATAATGAGGGAATGGTTAGTAATGTAAGTAGCATTGCATTAAGAGCTAGACTCATTGCATTAGAAAATAAATGTAGGCTTGAAGAAAAGGCGCATAAAAATATTGTTAAAAATAGAAATAGATTTTTATGTATGTATTTAAATCTTAAGCAAAATAAAAACTATGATTATAAAGATATTAAGGCTCTCTATACTCCTAATATACCAACAGATGATGCTGCTACTGCTCAAATGTTATCGGTAGTTCCAGAAGGTGTGCTTAGTAAGGATACTTCAAGAGGTAGGTTTAGTTTCATTACTAATAAAGTTAGCGAAGCCGAAAAAGTTAAAGCGGAACAGGATGCAGAAATGCCCGTAGTTGATTTAAATAAGGTGACTTAAATGAAAGATTACACAGACAAAGAAGAACTTGATTTCATAGAGGGCCTTTACAATGAAGCTGATAAACTGATAAAAGAGGTTTATAAGGAACAAAAGAATAACAGAGATGAATTATTAAAGCAATTAGCCAGTATAATGCTTACCTATACCATTTTAAATGACCTTATGAAGCTTTCTAAGGCAGATAAAAAGAAAGAATATAATAGGCTGTCTAAGATAGTTACAGGCTATGCACAAAGCCAAGGCACTACACAAAACAGGGTTATAGAAGAAATGCTAACCTCTACTATAAATAAGACTTTTGATTTTTACAGTTATAATGTTGGACTTAAAGATGTTAAAGAGATTATAAGCAATAATTTTGCTGGAAAACATTTTTCATCAAGAGTCTGGGAAAATGAAACTGAGGTTGCCAAGCATCTCAATAAGCAAGTTAATAATTTTCTTAATGGCAAGGTTAATGTTAATCAAATTAAAAAAAATATTGAAAAAACTTATAACACTAGCGCTTATAATGCACACAGGCTAGTAGATACAGAGGTAAATCGTGTTGAGGATGAATCATTCAAGAGATTCTGCAAAGAAACAGGTGTAAAAAGAGTTATGAGAAATGAGGAAATGGATTCCAGAACTTGTAGTATATGCGCCGGGGTAAATGAAAATGTATATGATCTAGAAGATGCACCAGGATTACAGCACCCATTATGCAGAGGGTATAATACTATAGTTGAATAAAATAATGCTTTGAGGTGAAATTGTATGACTAATGAAAATTTAATTAAAGCTAATGAAATTAAAAAAGAAATAAAAGAATTAGAGTTATTTATATGGAATGCTGAAAGTGTTTGGACAGGAAAGATTATAAAAAAAGAAACAAAATATATTTTTAAAGCTAATGCTTATGGTGCAATGGCCTCTGCAGAATTTAACATGAATACAGAAACAAAGAACAAAGTTTTAAATGTATTAAAAGAGCACTTACAAGATTTAAAAAACCAATTAAAAAGTTTGTAATTAGAGTCTTAGAAAACTAAGGCTTTTTATTATGTCCTTAATATGACTCTAAACTGTTTAAGCTCGTCTTGTGGGCATTTTGTGTACAAGGGGTGCAAGTATACCAAAATAATAAAAATTTGTGTCCTAGGGTAACACACTTAGTCTAGGGGATAGGAGAGAATGTATGTTAAAGAAAGATTTGTTAGAAAAAATAAAAAACTTAAAAGATGATGAGGATATTAACACCGCCTTAGTTGGTACAGATATAGAAACTCAATTTAAAACAAGCGGGGTAACCTTGGATGCTTTTAAAGAGAAAATGAAAACAGACAAAGATTTTAAGGCTTACACAGAAAGCGAAAACGATAAGTATCACACTAAAGCCCTTAAAACTTGGAAAGAAAATAACTTAGAAAAGGAACTTGAGCCATTTATGTTGGTAAAGTATCCTGACATGGTTACTGATCCAGTTAAAAAGGAATTAGCGGAAATGAGAAAAGAACTTGAAAAAGAAAAATCCTCAAACGCAAGAAAAGACTTACTTAGTGAAGCAATGAAGTATGCTGCAGAAAAGAAATTGCCAGCTGGCTTTATTGATAAATTTTTAGGTGAAGATTTAGACACTACAAAAGCTAATTTAGATGTATTGGCAACTGATTGGGCAAAGGGTCTTGAAACATCAATGAATGAGAAGTTTAAATCCAGTTCGTACGTTCCTGGCGGAACAGGTCCGGATGGAGTTAAAACTAGTATTGGTGCTGCAATGGCTGCACAAAACAATGGTACAAAAACTGCTCCAAGTGATCCTTGGGCAACAAAATAAGGAGGAATATTAAATGTTTAAAAAAATAACTTACACAAACGAAATGGAAATATTATTTTCAGAAGCAAATTTAGTATGTTTTTCAGGAACAGTATTATCAGCAGGTGTGGTAGCAGATGCTGATGGAAAGAAATATGTTCCCGCAGGTAGTTTTATTGATGCTACTGGAGCAGTAGTAGTTGAAACTGGAACTGCTGGAAGTGAAACTTTAACAAGTGCTCCAGTGGGAGTTTTATATCAAACTGTAGATGTTACAAACGGTGATTCACCAGCGTCTATAATGGTAGAGGGTTACTTAAGAGCCGATAGAGTATTTGCTGGAGTAGCAGACGCGGCAGTTGTATTAATCAAAGCAGCATTAACAGAAATAAAATTTAGATAATAGAGGAGGAATAATAATATGCCAAAATTAGTAGAAGTATTTAACACATTAGAACTTATAAATTATTTCAAGGAAAGAGTAGCTGTACCAATGTTAGGAGAAGCACTATTTCCTGAAAAGAAAATTCAAGACATAGAATTTGATATGATCTTAGGACGCGGTGGTCTTCCAGTTAGTGCAAGCGTACATGCTCTAGATACAAAAACTCAATTAGCTAGCAGACAGGCTATTGAAAAGGGTGTTCAAAGTTTGGCTCTTATCAAAAGACAAATTAAGATCACTGAGAAAGAGTTAATTAAAATTCAAAATCCTCGAAATGATGCTGAGTTAGCATTTGTTTTAGCTCAACTTTATAAAGATGCGGATAAAATGGAGGAAAGTATCAGAGTAAGAGCCGAAGCGATGAGAATGGAAGTTATTTCATCGGGTAAAATTGCAATAAATGAAAACAATGTTGCTGTTACTATAGATTACTTAGTGCCATCTGAAAATAAATTGCCTTTTAACTGGTCCGCTCCAACTACTGCTACACCACTTATTGACTTAGAGACAATTGCTACTGCAGTTGAAACATCATGTGGAAGTAGACCATCAAGAGCAATGACTTCAAGAAAAGTAATGAAAGCTATTTGTGCATGTACTTCAATCAGAAAAGCCATCTTTGGAACTAACTCAGACAAGCTTGTAACTTTAGCATTACTTAATGATTTATTATCACAATCTGATCTACCAATTCTTTTAGTTAATGAGGGAAAATACAAAGTAGAAACCGCTACAGGATATTCAACGGTAAGATACTTCCCTGAAAACATAATTTCAATGTTTGGAAGTTCTGAACTTGGAGAAACAATCTATGGATTAACTGCTGAAGAGGTTAAACTTATTGGTGACGGCAATATGGAAACTGCAGGCATGGTTGGAAATATATTTGTTGGAACTTACACAAGTGTAGATCCAGTAGCCGAGTTTACCAAAGCAGCAGCAACTGCAATTCCATCTTTCCCACATGCAGATGAATTGGGAATAGCAACAATAACACTTTAATACTAAGGAGGATTGATTTCCTCCTTTTATTTTATATAGAGGGAGGTATTTATGGAGCTTAGTAAAGACCAGAGAAAAGCTATATTAACGATTAAAAATTATTTAAATATAGGGCCTAATTTAAAATATAATGATGAATATATGATGGTAACATTTGAACTTGCTATTGATGAGCTAGTTGAAAGCTCTTTAGCTATTAAAGCAATGAAAGCAACTGGAATTAAATCTAAGAGTGATGGAGTACAATCTGTTACATTTGCTGATGGTATTGAAGCATGGTCCATAACTGATAATGTGAAGATGCTTTTACCTTTGCCATTTGTAAGGTTAATGGGGTGATGATATGAGTGTGTTATTTAAAAATGCCAGTATAACTTTGTATAATAGGTATTATGATTTTTCAAGTGGATATGATCTATATCAGAGGACTGTTATAAAAGGTGTTAACTGGAATGGTATTAGGAATGCTACAGTTAGCAGCAATGGCTTATTACTAGCTGATTCCATACGTATTATTTTAGATAAATTAGAAAATTATATTTCTCCAAAACAGTTTGCAAAATTGAATGATAATGAAAGAGTAAATTATTTTACTTTAGCTATAGGCGATAAGATCGTAAAAGGTGAAATTGACTTTGAAATTTGGGGTATTAAACCTAATTCCATTGCTGATTTAGAAAATAATTATAATGATGTAGTAAATATAATGTCTTCCCGGGAACTTTCGGATCATTGGGAGGTGGAAGGTAAGTAATGGGTTCAACTATAAGAATAAATATGAACTCCACCGCTGCAATTATGGCTAAAAGAAAATTGCAAAATAATGGACCTGCGCAAGTGCTTTTTACAAAAGAATGTGCTAAAGCGTTTAACAATTATGTTCCCCTTGATACCGGTAGACTTAAGGATATGATGATTACTATAGAAACCGCTAGAATTATATACTCAGCGCCTTATGCATCAAAACAATTTTATAATAACAAGGGTATGGGAAAACAAGGTGATGCAGCTGGTGGCAAAAGGGGAAAGCAATGGGCTTCGCGCGGTTGGATTGATAATGGAAGCAAAATTGTAGAAACCATTGCTAACTTTTGTGGAGGTGTTAGCGAATGATTATAGAAAGCGTAAGAAATTTTATAAGAAATATGTCTTGTTTGGAAACTTTTAACAATGCTATTAGAGTAAATGTAAATTATTTAGAACCTAATGTAGATAATTACTCTTTAGAGGAAATGCCAATAGAGCCTATTTTAAAGAAATATGTTAATGGTGATAGTATTAGACAGTATGCATTTCTTTTTACAAGTAGAGAGCCATATAGTAGTGATGTAATTCAAAATATAGATAATTCAGGATTTTATGAAAAGTTTGCAGATGAAATTGAAAATAAGAATGATAATGAAATATTCCCTATACTAGACGCAAATTTAGAGGTTATAGAAATTAAAGTAACTAGTACAGGGTATGCCTTTGCAGTTAGTGAAGATACAGCTCAATATCAAATTCAGTTAAGACTAAAATATTACAAAAAACAAGGAGGAATTTAACATGATACGTAAAAGAAAAATACAAGCAAACTATTTGAAAGTAGCAGAGGCATTTGAACTATTAGGAACAGGCTTCACAGAGCTAAATGAAAGCCCTAGTGCTCAAACAAGTTCTAAGAGGTACATTAATCAATCAAGTGCAACTCAATCAGTTACAGGCTATGAATGGGGAACTTCATTCAATGCGGATCAAATAGTATCTGAAAATGCTATTGAGCATATTAGAAACATTGGAGAAATGCAGTTAACCGGTGGGGATACAGAAACAGAATATGTAATAGTTGATTTAGACCAAGCTGCATTGACTCTTGGCTTTAGAGCTAGAAAGTTTAATGTTGCTGTAGCGGTGGATTCATTTGAAGACAACGACGGTGAACTTGGAATCACTGGAAATTTCTTAGGATTAAGTGATCCTATATTAGGAACATTTGATACAGCACTTAAAACATTCACAGAAGGATTTGTACCAGCAGTATAGGAGGGATTTAATTGAAAATTAATAACGTTGAATTAGAAGATATAGATATATTGGATGCCGATGTGGCTGAAAGGTATGAAAATGCATTAGAAACTGTAAATGGAATCGCTGAGAAAGTCAAGGGTATGAAGAGCTCAGAAAGTATTAGAATTC